CAAAACTATTGGGTCGTTAACACGATATGAGTGTCCACGGAGTGAGAATGTTTCACAGCGTTGTTGAGGTTTGTCCAACCTCAGTGCTTCAGACGCTTGTGATGTACACGCACCACACTCCAGATGTCATGGTGAAACCCCTTGCCCTTTTAGTGAAGGGGGTTGCCGCCTTGAGCTCACCAGGGGTCAGTAGGAAAACCCCAACCCTGCAGGCATGTGGTCAAGGACCCAGCCCCTCTTTTTGGAAGGCGGCTGGAGTTGCCCTTGTGGCCGGAGCCTGCATTTGGACTCTCCGGGACATTTACACCTACTATTTCCGTTGTCCCGGAAACACCACGGCCAAGGCAATTGAAGACGCCGGAGACCTTGACATCTTGGCCGAGGAATGTATCACTGATGCCCTTGTTCTCCGAGGTGCCACAGTGGTGGTGGAGCAGGTCCACCAGGAGGTTGGTGAAGCACCCAACCCCGAAGATGACCAGCCAGCTGTTGTAGAGGAGCAACGCATCCGTGACTGTACCCCTAAGATTGAGGTGCGTGCTAGTCGGTGTGTTGAGCGCGATATGCGTAACCCCTACATCCGTAAAGTGCTTGACGAATGCAAGGCCAAGTTTGGTACGCCTAAGGTAACTGAAGCGAACCACAAGGCCATCTGGCACTACGCACACGGTCTCATGAGAAATCATGGTGTGCGTCCTTCCCACTGCGCGGAAATGCTACCGTATGTTGTTCAGTTGACCTTTGTTGAATCAGCTGCAGAACTACGGGCTGGTGTGACCGTCGGTGCCTACCGATCGTTGCTCAACAACAAGTTTGATGAGCACCTTAGCCGGGTTGAGCGTTGGAGTCGTAGGCTCTGGCGAACCCTGGGTTTGGCGTAGGGGCGCCTTGTCAAGGTGGATGAACCGTATCATGTGTATAAGGTACCTTCTGTTAGACACTCACCAAGTGACATGACTTGGGAGGAGTTAAAGAAGGAATCTCCACGATATGCGGGGTTGGCCATCCACTGGAGACAAGAGGCCGAGAAGGAAAGGTTTGTGTATGCTTTAGGTGGCGTGTCGTCGGACGGCCGTACCTTATGCACAAATGCAGCTGATGTAATGACCACATGTGCTGCCATCCTTGAGCGTATGATCTACGCAAAAGTAGATGGTAGATTGATCAGGCGTCGGATGGATGGTTATGACCATTATCAGACCATTTTGGGAGAGTTTAAGTTAAAAGTTGTTCGAGCAGTTGGACGGACCTGTCGGCCAGTGGATCCACAAGAATTTGTCGATTCATACACTGGACGCAAACGTACCATCTACCAGAACAACTTGAGTGAATACCTAGATATGGGTGTGCGGAGATGTCATTCTCTGTTACGTACATTCATGAAGGTAGAGAAAGTGCCTTGGAACAAGTCACCACGGTGTATTCAGCCC